AAAAGCAAAGACAAGAATCTGATACTATAGATTCCTACTATAGTTTCTATCCAAAGGATGTGTTTTTTTTTCTTCTCTTTGTCTTCACTATAGTTTGAATCTATAGTAGGGAAACTCAAGTTCCTACTTACTTAGAGGTCTGCTTTTTCTTAGATCGTCAAGCAGTCCAAAAAGTATACCCAAAGTGTTGCTTGGATGTCACATAAGTATCTCTCTCAGCTTATCTAGGGCACCTTGGTATATCTGGTTGACCCTCTGTTTCGAGCACCCAAGAGCATCTCCAACCTCGTGCATCTCGTAGCCATGTAGGGCGATCTTCCTGAACACAGAGGCTTCTTGTTCGTCTAGGGCCTTGGTGACAGCCAAACCAAGGGTAACAAGGTCTTCATGGGAGCCTTCACACAGCATCTCCTTGTCTAGTTCATCTAGGGTAACGTAGTCCCCCATCAGAGCGAAGTACAATGCTCTCTCAGTGGCTGTTAGGGTGTCTAGGCTATCTAGGGTAGCCCACTTCTTCTTGAGGCCCCTATGGTTGTTGTTTGAGGGTATTTCGATAGGTCTCTGCCTGAAGTTGGTGTAGTCATACATTGCTTGTCTGATGCTTGTCTCGAACCTCTCAGGATCACTACACCCCTTATCTACACACTCTAGGTATGCTAGGTAACCCTCCTGAACCAAGTCCTCACGTTGGTCAGGCGATACCCTATAACGTGAGGCATAGTTCCTACATAGTTTGTAGTAATCAATAGGCTCCGTCAACGGTTAATCTCCCTGTCCCAGTAGATATTGCGTAGGATAAGGTCTACCATAGGCTTCCATTCCTTTGGCAAGATACCAAATGCCTCAGTCTCCAAATCTTCATAGTTGTAGTCACAGAACTCTGGTTCAGTCACAATCTCAGACCAACAACCACTCTCATCATCATAGCTGTAGTAATCCCCACCTGAATACAGCTTAGCAGTGACGACCACATCATTCCCACTAGAGGGGTCTTGGATGTCAATCGTGTACTCTTGGTTCTTTACGGTGTTCATCTGACATATCCTCTCAGAATGGTGGTTCTTAGCCCATGTGCCGGGGTAAACAGGCTCAGTTCTAGTACGAAACAGAGAGTCATTCCAGAATTTCCTCCCAGAGGGGGTTGTTGTGTTTCATGACGTTGCGTACTGCTTGTGCCGCTTGGATAGGGGTGATGTCCTCCCAGTCCATGATAATAACATCTATATCCGAACTTAGAACCTTCGGATAGAATAGGGCGTCAGACACTGATTCTTTTAGACCAAGAAGTTTTGTAGCATCCTCTTCGATCATATCAAAGTTCACGTCTTGTGGAATGTAGCGCGTAACTACATATCCAGCAATACAGCACTCGGTACCACACCAATTATTGTCTACAACTTTTCTTTCAAAATTGTCAAGCAATGTACCCATGTTGAACTTGCGTTCGGGTGCACCTGCTTCAAGCCACTGCGCTACTTCTTCGAGGCGTTCTTTGTTCATCTGGCATCTCCTATCAGAAAGGGGGTTCTTGGTTAGGGTAGGCTGGCTTCCAAACTACAGGGTTATCTTCCTGTAGGTATCGGTTCTTTGGTCGTATGACTTGGGCGTCTACCTCAAACAACCCAAACCATTCCAACTCTTTCTGTAGCCAGTGAGGTAGTTGGTTTTCCATCTAGGGGGTACCTTATTCTTATCGAAGTTTACCGAAGGTGTTTTCGTGTTCTTTATCCCAAGCGACAAAAGCCCTCAACATGAACATAAGGCAATCATACACATCGGCCCATCCGGCTTCGAAGGGGGTATCACCAAAACTTTCTTCATAATACCAAGCCTTATCATCTACCAAGGCATTAGTAAAGGATTCTTCTGTAGCTATAGTCATGCTCATACGATTTCCACGAGCACGGAAATAAAACACCCTACCTTGGTATCTTCCTTCTGACTGCACAGGGCAATTCCCACCTAAAGAATCTATCTCAAGGCGCATATCTGTGCTATCGGTGTCTGTCGCAGTACTAATAAGTTCACAGATATGACGAAGATTAAATTCTACAGAGCAAGCATCGTTCCAAGCCTTAAGTAGTTCTGGAGTGTGCTCTTTCAAAGGGTCTAAAATAACCTTTTGGTCATTCATTAGCGCCTCAAAACACCTACTTTCTTCTAAAATAGCAGTGTTCACTTCTTCAGTAAGCCACTTCTGTAGCCAATGGGGTATCTTGTTTTCCATCTAAGTGTACCTTATGCCAAATCTACAAGACAGTCAAGCAATCTCTACTACTTTGTCCATGTAGAAACTCTTCCACTTCTTGTCTTGTACATCATAGATAGGGACCTGCCCACGAGCCTTCATCTGTTCTCCCTGCATAACACCACGCTCAGAACCAATGATATGGCTAAGAGGAGCGAAGCAACCATTGATAACCCGCAAAGAGCCATCTTGCTTGACAAACTTTACAGTAGCAAACTGCCCTTTGACCTTACGGCCAGTGACAAAGGCATCTACTACAGTACGCGATAGGTAGTCAGTCATTTGTTCAGTCCTTCTTTACTGTTGCTAAGTTTATATACGCTTAGTCTATAGGGTGCAATGATTCTTTTCTATGGAGTTGTCATTTTGCGGCCTCCTTTGCGGCGCGGTAGTTGGTGAGGGCGGGTTGGTCGCAACCGCACATGCATCGTGCCCAAGGGTTTTCTGGATTCGGGCACATTTTTGCATGGGCCTTAGGCCTGACCGCTTCCAGTGCCTCCGCCAACCCATCCCCCGCAGCTACCACCGACTCAAGCGCGGCAATGCGGGCGGTCAGGCGCAGGACTTCGGCGGCAAGGCAACCCCACCCCGGAGTTTCTCCAAAGTGCTGCCCGATATAGCTGAAGTCGGGGTTGCCATCATTTCGGAGGCACTTGGCAAGGTGCTTCAGGTCAATGTTCATCATTCACCCCCTGCACCTCTTCCAACCGCTTCATCATAGTATCCCTCTCATTACACAGGTGCACCACCTCCATAGCAATGGCATTCCAGTCAGGCAATGGGGTGCTAGGTTCCAGATCATAGCTAAGTTGCGCGATGATAGCTGTATGTTCTTCCTTGCTTAGTCGCATGTTCTTTCCTCTTTCAGAGTTTTGTCGTTCTCAACCATCTCAAGAGCCTCTTCAAACACTGCATTCATTACAATGTCAACTGATTCATCCATATAGTCCCATTGTCCTTTGAGGCCCAATTGTTCATAAGCTACAAGACCATTCATTAGTTCAGAAGTTGCCTTTGGTTTAACCTCAACAGCAAACAGGGCTTGAACAAAGACTCGCCCAAGTTCACGTACATTTTCTAACGCTAACTTAGTGGAAATTTTAGGTTTGTTCTCAGTCACGATTGTTCCCAGACCGTTTTCCATCAGAACCCCTCCGTCAACATCTTGCGAAGTTGTACTTCCTGCGCATCCCAAGCAGCAGCCCTAGCAGCAGCCCCAGCAGCATCCCCAGCATCATCCCCAGCATCATCCCCAGCAGCAGCCCAAGCAGCAGCCCAAGCAGCATCCCCAGCAGCAGCCCTAGCAGCAGCCCAAGCAGCAGCCCAAGCAGCAGCCCTAGCAGCAGCCCTAGCAGCAGCCCAAGTAGCAGCCCAAGTAGCAGCCCTAGTAGCATCCCTAGTAGCATCCCTAGCAGCAGCCCTAGCAGCAGCCCAAGCAGCAGCCCTCTCTTCCGGGGTAGCAGCATCGTCCCTAGCTACAGCAATAGCATTACGTGGGCGCATGTCATTGGGATAGGCATCCTCAAAGAGTGGCAACACCTGCTCTACACACCAAGCCCCAAAGTGACGAGCCAGACGTGGATCACATTTGGTATTGTCCAGTACCCACAAGGCATCATCAAGGCCATTGCTATCCAAGACCGTCAGCAGGGGCAATGGTTCATCATCAGCAGAGGTTTTCCCGAGATGCTTGAGAAGCTTTGTCCAGCCTTCGTGGCAGGGGGATGCTGCACGGATAGCGTTGAGTGTTGTTATGGTCATTCTGTTTCCATCCTTTCATCGCGTTTACGTTCATAAATATAATCCGCTCGGTCATCTGCTTCGTCGCGCAGTGCAGATTCCCAATCAAAGCTTTCGACAGCGGCTTCTTCCCACGCCTCCACGGCTTTCGCACCCCAGATTTGTTCAGCTTGTGTAGTGGTCAGTTCGATACCCTCTACCTTTCCACGAGGGCAAAGATGACCCAGCATGACGTGTGACAGTGTGGCAATTACTTCTGCGTCGCCGTCCATATCATAATATCCAGCGTCAACCGTGATTGTGAAGTGGGGGATGGCAACCAAGTCACCCCAGTCTAGTGGGTAGGTTTCGGTGTAGTGAGTGCTCATTTCGTTTCTCCTGTTTCCGTTAAAGGCTTATAGACTGATTCGTTCATGGAAGTCAAGAAGAATCTTTCTCTTGTAACTACAAAGCGTTACTTGTGATTCGTGTTTCGATCACGTCATTCCCTTGGTAGGGGTTGGAACCAAAATTCCCTCGGTGGAGGTTTTCTGAACAATTCCCTTGGTAGGGGCAACCCCTTCATTTCCACTGTGGGAGTATACCCCCTCATTCCCATCGTAGGGGTAAGGCACCAACAGCTTGAAAACACACCCTACCTTGCACAACCAAGAAACGATGTTAATACCGTATACACCACCGGAATTGTCGTGATAGCGCTAACAGCCTAATCACTATCGGGTTTGTCGTGATTATTTTATTTCATAAGTAAGAGTGATTTATTAACTGATACCCGACTCACGTTGTCGTGTTACAGAAGTTTTGATTGTCCAGCCTCCCCGTTTTTTGCGAACCGAATCGTTTGATCCGGTCCCGAGGCAGTGCTGCAATGTGATTCGTTTATAGCGTAGAATCGTTGGCGATGGCAATAGGGAATCAACACGAATCATGCCAGTCTGACAAGATTCTTGTGGTTGCCTATTTTTTAGGCGCTTTTCCTGGTCTGTTAGCTTACCCGATACATACCAAAAACAGCATACCTTCACACAGGCCATAGGAGGGCCGCTAGAGGGGTGAATCGTCTGGCCTAGGGGTTGACCCATAAAAGTCAGACTTGCGATTCTAGCACTATTTGGGCGCTTTGTGCGGATTGTTGTTTACAATGTCCGGGAATGCAGGTAACGCGCGGCCGCAGGTGATTCTATACCTACAAAGCTTTGTGTTTTGATCTGCTTTTATGCCCTATTGACTAGCAAGCCGATTCCATCCTATAACGAATCATCGAAACGGACGATGCGGCGCTTGCCCCCTCTCCTAACCCCGATAAGCTTGCCCCCTTGCTCTTGCAAGTCAGTTGGCGAGTCCCTGCGCGCCGCAAGGTGGGAACGTGACAGGCTAGACTCTTGCAAGTTTTGGCAAGCTTGAGTCGTTTTGTCCGCGCCTATGCTGGCGTGCTGAGGATGGCCTAAAGCAGGGTCGAAACAAAACAAGACAAGGAATCAAAGCAAATGCTCTATCTGGACTTCGACTCGCTATGCCAGGCTGCATCGCAAACAAGCTTGGATGATACGGAAAGTCTGAAAAGACTTGGCGAACTGTTCAAGGTTTATTGGGACGCCAAAAACTCGCCACCCTACGGAATCATTGGTGTTGGCGCGATAACCTACGCTGAATCCGTTTTGGTTGCCTATCAATTGAATGAGCCTGACAATGTTTGAAGCTCTCTTACTTGTCGCAATCTTCCAAGGTTTTGCCATTCTGGCAATCTTCACCAAGTAGCACTCGATCACACGAAAGGACTCTACAAATGGAATGGACTATATCAAAGGCTCAGATCTGGCTATCTTCCGTCGATATCGCTTGGGAACGCAAATGCGATGGACTCACGCAGCGATTGAACGTGGTTTCATGCAATGAAGGTCAAATGCACTTGTTTGCCAGTCATTGGTTCATTGAGGGTAAAATTCGCTCATACAAGCTTGATTCGGTGGCGCGTCGTTTTGTGATTGATCAATCGGAAATTACGAATCTGTGGAATCTTGCCTATTTCAACGGCGAAGACGTCTAAAGCCTGCAATCTGCAATCAACTCACAAAAGGACTAAAAATCATGAGCGCTTATCTGAAAAACTGGGGTCTTGCTGTTGAACTGAAAAGCAACCCCGATGGATTGAACCGCATTGGCAATCTTGCGTTTACACGTTCGGACGCTGAATCGTATCGGGATAAATGGAATCGGCTTTATCCGTCGAATCCCGTGGCTGTTATCAATTTGAAGGCGGAATAAATCATGTCAGATATCTCCTATTCGCAACTAATCAAGCGCGCAAAAGCTGATGCCCTCGAATACTTGCCAGACTTGCCCAAGGTTGGAACGGTAGAAGCGTGGCAAGCTTTCCTTGAAAGTGTGGAAAGTGTCGAGTCTGGGGATTGTGCGCATGAAAGCGCCGACTCCTGGGACTGGGTAATCTATCACGGTCAGGCTCTCGAATTGTGTGCAATGTTGCCAAGTTCTGTTGTCGGTGAGGCGGAGTCTATGGCTTCAGACTGTGGCGGAATTGGCGATGCTTTCGAGAGTGAGGGACTCGGTGGAGTTGCTTGCCTTGTCGCATACTGGGTGATTTATCAAGCGGTATCAGAGGCGATAGAAGAAGCGAAAGAAGATTTGATTGAACTTGCACAAAACCAAATAGACAATCTGGAGTCCTAATCATGTCCCTAGCTTATAAACTCTCTGGCAATATCCTCGAGGTAAAGGAGACCCGGATAAATTGGACCTCAACCCAGATTACTTTCTGGTATTACGATATTGAGAATTGGCTCGTTTCGAGTCATGGCCGATCAAATGAGGTTCCAACCCGCCCCATGCAACAAGACTCGATTGACTGGGTTAAAAAGCACTATCTGCCCAAGGTAAAAGGAGTCACGACGTGAAAGAGTCACAAGGTAAAAGGAGTCACGACGTGAAAGAGTCAGATGCCATATTTGTTGGGCAAAAGGTGTGGTTTTATCACTATTCTACAATCAAGCAAGGTACTGTTGCCAACATCCCTAAGTGTGGGGGGATTGTCTATCTGACAGATGGCCGATGGTTACATGTTGAAAGTTGCAATCCTGTTGACTGATAGGCCATCGCACAGGCCGTAGGAAGGCCATAGGATAGGCGAGTCGATGTTGTAGCTACCCTACATAGGGACAATCGTTACGCTATCGCCTTGGCCTTCCTATGGCGTCCTATCGTGGGGTATCTTAATACCTCATTATCAAAACGTTACATGGGAAAAATGGTATGGATAACAGGGGAATAGGGGAACTAGGGAGGAATGTTATAGTATAACATTTGGTATGGCGAATCACCCCCCTGCCATAAACTTTTGATTTACGCAACGATTCTTTTACAATCGAATCAAATACTTGCATCTAGCTGTGCTTTCTTGGCCACATTAAATATTTATTTTATTTATTAGGGGGGAATCATGGGATTTTATACGGTAGGGGGTTGACAATGGGATTGATTCGTGCCCTGGGACCCTTGGGATTATACCGAGGTGATTCGGGGTGGTCGGGTTGCCCCACAGAAATCCAAAACAAAAAATTTCAACTCGGTTGTGTGTGGTACGATAGCCTAATACTATATCTAGTAGGTGCCCCGTAAGGTTTTGAGACATTCGTCTTGTAACTACAAAATGTAGGCATTGGTAAAGATACTTAAGGTGTGACTTTTGTGCATCTTTAGGTACTTATCCAAATAATTCTTTCGTTAGATTCTATAGGGTTAGCAGAAAGTGTGAAAATAGTTCAAAATCTTGCTTGACGATTGAAGAAAAAGCAGACCTATATATAGATAGGGGGTAGGGGGATAACTATAGAATCCTACTACAGATAACAAAGAAGAAGAAAGAGAAGAAAAACAAAGTATCTGGATTAGGACTGTAGTAGAGAACTATAGTAGGGAACTATAGTATATCCGCTTACCAGTACAAAGATTGTGTTTTATTTTTCTCCTTCTCTTTGTAGTTATCCAAGCAGCTTGCTGCGACTTAGGCTACCCACTATAGTATAAGACCTCTTAGATAATAGCCTTTCAACTAGGTGAACAACTCTCAACCTTCTTGTAGTTGCACCTACCGATGTAGGGTTATTTACTAAGTAGTCTCTTCCTAATTCTGTAGTCAAATACAATAGTACTGCCAATTAAGAAAGAGTTATTCAGATGGCTGCTCAATCCCTACCTCATGATATGAAGATTGCCACTAAGATTAGGGCTAGCATCTCTGCTGGAGTCTCTATGAGAGTCATCTTCGATTCTGTAGTCACAATGAAGAATGCCCCAAAGTCATACCAAACCTTCTACAAGATTTACCGTGACGATATTGCTTCTGCTAGGGCTTCCATCCAAGAAGAGATTGGTTCTGTAGTTATCAATGCTGCTAAGGGTGGTGATCTAAAGGCTGCTGAACTATTTCTCCGTAGCCGTGCTGGTTGGTCACCTACATTGAAAGTAGAAGAGACTGATCCAGAAGATGTCTCGGAAGACACGGGCGCAATCGAAGATTTGTTGGCCTTGCTTGGTAAGAAACGTCAGAGTGACGAAACCTCGGACAGTAAAGAAGAATGACCTAGGTTTTGTAACAGATGCGTCGGTGTATCTCAGTGGCAGAGCGGCAGTCTCCAAAACTGCGTCGTCGGTGGTTCGATCCCATCCACCCTCGCCAAACCTAAAGATTGACAAATAACCATGACCAAAAAGAATGGCCTTCCCATCCATGCTGATGATCTAAGGGCTATGGGTGAAGATGTAGTCTCCTTGTTGGCCCAACTCCCCCCAGAGAAAGCAGAAGAGCTTATCTATACTTGGGCTTTCTGGGCTAGACCCCAACAGATTGCACCAGAAGGTAATTGGAACGTTTGGTATGTGAACGCTGGTCGTGGCTTCGGTAAGACCCGTGCTGGTGTTGAGTGGGTAAGGGCTAAGGTAAAGAACGGTACTAAGCGTATCGCTGCTATTGCTGCTACAAACTCTGACATCGAACGTGTTATGGTTAATGGGGAGTCTGGCTTCCTAGCGCGCTGTTGGAGGGGTGATAAGGACCATAAGGGTAAACCACTGGGTAATCCTTTGTGGGCACCTACCAAGCGTCTTCTGACGTGGGAGAATGGGGCTTATGTCCAGTTCTTCTCTGCTGAAGAGCCAGAGCGTCTCCGTGGTCCTCAGTTCGAGGCTGCTTGGTGTGATGAGTTGGCTGCATGGAATAAAGACCGTGATACTTGGGATATGCTTCAGTTTACCCTCCGTCTTGGTAAGCACCCTCAAGTCTGTGTGACTACAACTCCCAGACCCACTAAGCTAGTCCGTGATATTCTAAAGAACCCCAAGTCTGTAGTGACCTACGGTTCTACCTTTGATAACTCTGTCAACCTTGCCCCTACATTCATTCAAGCAGTCAAAGACCAGTATGAAGGTACTCGCCTTGGGCGTCAGGAACTCTATGCTGAGATTATGGACGAGGCTTCTGGTGCCTTGTGGACTAGGGAACTCCTGTCTAGGTGTGAAGTAGAGGGTGTAGATGACCCTGTAGCTTTCGCTAAGACCCTTGCTCGTGTAGTTATCTCTGTTGACCCTGCCGTTACCTCCAATGCTGAGAGTGACATGACAGGCATCATTGTAGCTGGTATTGACTTGAATGGCTGTAGTTACATCCTAGAGGATGCTACTGATCGCTACACACCAGAAGGATGGGCCACTAAGGCCATTGCTCTCTATAACCTCTATGAAGCCGATAAGATTGTGGCTGAACGTAATCAGGGTGGAGATATGGTCCGTTCTACCCTTCATACGGTAGATGAAACAGTCCCCGTTAAGTTGGTACATGCCTCTCGTGGTAAGTTCGCTAGGGCAGAACCAGTATCCTCCTTGTATGAGCGAGGTAAAGTCAAACACCTTAGAGGTCTTGATGCCCTAGAGGACCAGTTAGTCCAGTGGGAACCACTAGGTTCTATTGGTTCGCCCGATAGACTCGACGCATGTCTAGAAGGGAACACTCCTGTTCTGACTGCATCTGGTTACAAGCCAATCTCTTCAGTTATCGTAGGTGAGCAAGTTCTTACCCGCGAAGGCTTCAAATCTGTTTCTTGGTCTGGCATGACTAAATCTTCTGCCAAGACGCTTGACATCCAACTCTCCAATGGCCATATGATAAAGGCCACACCTGAGCATCCATTTTATGTTCAAGGTAAAGGTTGGACACCTGCTGGTGAACTGACTTGTGGCGATTCCTTAATCACGGAGCAAGAAGTTTGGAACTGCAAGAACACTCTATCGAAGTTGTCTTCAACGACAAAACATACAGACGTTACCCAAACAGCCCAGACAAGAGTAAACAACGCTACTACATCTGCTCTAGTGGCTCTGGCTTCAGAACCCTGCATAGAGATGTCTGGGAACACTACAACGGCCCAATCCCTAAAGGATACCACATCCACCACAAGGATGGAAACTTCTTCAACAACGACCTTTCAAACCTTGATTGCCTGTCTCCAAAAGAACATGCTCAAGAACACGTTGAGGATTTCTACGAAGTCCGTGTCAAACAGATGGCTTATGCTCGTCAGTTTGCTAACGAGTGGCATGGGTCACCTGAAGGTTTGGAGTTCCACAAGTGGTTGGGTAAGAAGTCTTGGGAAGACCGAGAACCTGAGTACGACAAATGCTGTGGTTCTTGTGGACAACCCTTCAAGGCTTACAAACCAGACGCAAACTTCTGTAGCAAAGTCTGCATCCAGCGGAATGTCGGAAAGTCAAAGAAGTATTTTGAAGATGTCTGTTGCCCAATCTGTGGAACAACTTTCTCCACAAGGAAGTATGGGCTTGGTGCAAAAACCTGTTCCCGTAAGTGTGGTGCAAGTTTGCGAAAGCAAAAGCGAGATTGACGTTTACAATCTCCATGTGAAGGATTGCCATGAGTTTGTAGCTTGTGGCGTCCTTGTCCACAACTGTGTTTGGGCGATTACGGAGTTGGCGCTAAAAGGCATAGCTAAACCTGAACTCAATCTGGCCTATTCCGATGCGAAAGGTCTTTCATCTAGGAATTAGAAAAATGGCTAACTATGTAGACCTCACGTCTGGAATGGTTCGTGACTGGATTCCAGTTACTACAAACAACTCTGCTGATAACATGGGTGCGACTGTTAACAACCAAGTAATTGGTTTCTATGTGACCGTTGGTGGTGCTGTAGTTTTCACCGTAGAGGGCACTGATCGTACTGTCACTTTCCCGTCTAACTTCTATGTGACTTGCGCTGGTGTTACTCGGATCAAAGCAACTGGTACTACCGCTACTGGTATTCACTCTCTGGTTATCTAACGTGCTTCGCACTCCCGCTGTGTCCAGCTAAATTCTAAGGGAAACCAAGATGCCCTCTATTGCTCTTCCTGTGTCCCTTAGAGGGCAACTCCTTTCTGGTTCTAGGTTCTCTCCCCTGTCACTGTTCGCTACGTCTGAACCCGGAGTCTGGTACGATCCCTCTGATGTAGCAAACCTCGCTTGGCGCAGGAACCTGCTGACGTTCACTGAGCAGTTCGACAACGCGGCTTGGAATAAAGAAGTCGCGACAGTGACCACCAATGTGGCTGTTGCACCTGATGGCACGACAACGGCTGACAAAGCTGTCATTACCAGTCGTATCTTTTGGTTTGACAACACAGGCATCACAGGATCGAAGGTCCAAAGCCTCTATGTCAAAGCAGATGGTTCGACAACTTTCACCATAATTGCAGTTGGAGGTCAGGGTGTCCCTGGGGGAAACACGGTAACAGTCAATCTGACTACAGGCGCTGTCACTTCGGGACAAACCACTGGCGTGAATGTGGTGTCCGCTGGCAACTCTTGGTGGCGGGTGTCTATTACGTCTATAGTAAGTACGGCTTCTGGCAACAGCACATATTGGCAAATTCTTGCTAATACAGGTGTACTGTTGTGGGGTGCACAACTAGAACTAGGCTCCGTCGCCACAGACTACCAACGCATCAGCGATGTAAACACCGAAGTCGTCGAACGCTTCCCGACCGCCACCATGTTCCAAGATACCGCAGGAACTACCCCTGTAACCACTCCGGGTCAGACTGTTGCTCGTATCAATGACAAGAGTGGAAGAGGAAATAACGCCACCCAAGCCACTACTGCTTCTCGTCCTACTTATGGTATCGTGCCTCTGGGTGGTCGGAGGAATTTGCTGGTCTACTCGGAGGATTTCGCCGCAGGCGACTGGCTGCTATTTGGTGGCGCGTCCAAAACGGGGACCAATATCGGTGTAGCCCCCGACGGAACCACTACAGCCGACGGCGTGCGCGTTACAACTGCTGGTACTGGCAGCAACATATATCAACAACCACCCTCGTCCACTATCGCAGCGGTTCCCTATACGTTTTCATGCTACGTCAAGCGGAATGCGGCTTCGAACCAGACGTTTCAGCTTTTCAACAATCTGCTTGGCGCACAAAGCGCCAGTGGAAACCTTATTGCCACAGATACATGGCAGCGTTTTAGCCACACCTCCACGGCAACTGCTGGCACTGGGCAACTGCTTGCTGGCATAATCGGCAATACGTCTGGCGCTCAAGCGGACTTGCTGGTCTGGGGCGCTCAACTCGAACTCGGCTCCACCGCCACAGCATACCAGCGCGTAGGGACTGCCTTTGACGTTACTGAGGCTGGTGTTCGGTCCCTGTCGTATCTGTCCTTTGATGGTGTAGACGACTTCCTTGTTACCCCTACGATCACGCCGGGGATTGATGAAGTTCAAGTTTTTGCTGGGGTAAGAAAGCTGAGTGATGCTGCGGCTGGTGTGCTTCTGGAAAGTAGCACGTCTAGCAGCGTTAACGCTGGGACGTTTGGTGTTCTAGCACCAAGTTCACCAACATCATTACGTTACGACTTCCGAACACAGGGAACTGTCTTTGCGACTGCATCAACTTCTAACAGTGCATTTGCAGCCCCCATTACCAACGTCCTGACAGGCCTTGGAGACATCTCCGGAGATGTGGCGCGCCTGCGTATCAACGGGGTTCAAACTGCGGAGACACTCACCGACCAAGGCACAGGCAACTACCTCGCCTACCCCATCTACATCGGTCGCCGTGGTGGAACATCTCTCCCCTTCAACGGTCAAATCTACAGCCTGATCGTCCGCTTCGGGGCTAACTTAGACGCTGGGGCTATCTACTCCACTGAGACTTTTGTTAATGAAAAGACGGGAGCATACTGATGCGGATTACATGCTCTTGTCCTGAACTCCTTATCCCTGATGCAAACCAGTATGCCATGTGCCTTGGCTTCTCTGAGGCTGATGGGGAAACCTATCGTGGGCTGAACTGGGTAGACGCCCAAGGCAACCTCTATGCAGCAGCCTCCTTTGAAGCCAGAGACGAGTGGATCATCTTCGCGCAGGCACCCCTACAGCGCCCTCTCTGGGACACTGCTGAAGTGATCGACATGGTAGCCGCAGAACGTGCGCAAGCTGCTCTAGCGTTCAGCACAGAGGCTCTCAGCGCATCTCCTACAGCCTTGACTGCTATCGGTGGTATGGATGGCCTATCCGCTCTTGTAGCTATGGGGTTGTCTGTAGTTGAACAAGAATAAA